CGCAACGAAGAATGTGATATGATATTAAAATTTGATGGTACAGCATGGATGGGGCAGTTTGATACTAAAAATATTCATGCTGAACTTGCTGTATATGGAACTAAACTTTTCATGAGGGATAAATTTTTAGATTCTAAAGGTAGGATTGTTTGGGGTGCAGATGAAATATATAAGTTTGTTAGAGTTTAATTATGGATTCGGGAAAGTATATAAAACCATGGGTTCGTCTTTCAATTGAAGTTGCCAACTATTTGAGAGAAGAATTAAAAAGTTTTCCTGATGTTACACATTTGGAAAACAAATATCCTATTGTGGAAAATGATAATGTATTCATTATCAATGAAATGCATCAGAGTAAGAAACTTAGAAAGATGCATTTGGAAACTGGATACACGGAAAATATTTCTGTAATGCATTGTGTATTATATCCTAATCCTGATTATCCTATACCTATTTTTGGTGCTGATATTGTAGAAACTCCTCATGCAGTTACTGCAGCAATTGTTGATATATCACCTGTGTTTGGAACTCAAAAATATGTGGATGTATATAAGGACATAGCATACAAGTATAAGTTTAAAGAGAATAGAGTTTTACCTTTGTGGACTGATGAGGTTTTCTCACAAGGATGTAAGTTTATGCGTATCAAAACAGAAGAAGAAAGAGAAATGTATATGAATCTAATTAAAGAATCTATACAACTCTATAAAGGTATAGTAGAGAATTCTGAGTTTGATATGAAATGGGTTAATACTATGAAGAGGATTGATGATCAATGTTACTATTGTAATCAACAAAGAAAAAATAAAAAAACTAAAGCAGTTTTGAGTCAATGGTTTGATCCCGAATGGGCAGAAAATTATATAAATGAGATATTATTTGATAAGGTATCTCATGATTGGTCTACACCTTTATCGTTCCTTAATAAATAAATCGTAAGGATAAAAGTATACAATGTCTTCAGTTGAAGGAATTATTAATGAAGGTTCGGTAAATTTCGTTGGTAAAGACGGATTTTTCTGGTGGGTTGGAGAAGTCGAAGATAATGAAGACCCTATGGAATTGGGTAGGGTTAGAGTTCGTGTGCTTGGATATTACACCAATGTAAGGGGTGGAACGACAGCAGATCTTCCTACTGATAATCTTCCATGGGCAACAGTTTTACAACACACATGCCAACCAGGAAATGATGGTCAGGGTGAAAGTTCTGGTCAACTGCAACCTGGTGCTATTGTTATGGGATTCTTTATGGATGGAGAGTCTGCTCAAATGCCAATAGTAATTGGTGTTATGAGAGTTAAGAAATCTCCAGAATCACAGGAGATAAGGCAATTTGCTTTTACTGGTGAGCACATGGAACCTGGCGTTGGTGTCAATGCGGTGACAAAACACCCCATGAATCCCAACTCAAGTGTTTATCCCCAAGATGGTAAGAGAGTAAAAATAGATAATACTGTAGATCTTCCTAATCAAAAAGGTCAAGCAGGTTCTGGTCAAATTTCTGGTAAGGGTTCTCCTAATAATGTAGGAACTGTAATGAATGGTAGTGGTGGTAATCCCGTCAAACCAAGAAATTCAAACAAACCTAATCCTGCTGCTAATGGTGTTGGTGGTCCTTGGAAAACGTTAGAGTATAAGTTATCATACCTTGTAGAAGATCTTGCAGATCATGCTGGTTCTTTGATTCGTGCAGAGGATGGTGATTTCTTAGATGTTGTTACTGGTAAGTT